TACCCGTAAATTTATATCTAGATAAACTGATAGGAGTAAAAATACAGGGATCTATTAGTGGAGTGGTTGCAGGAATTACTAATACTGCAATTAATGAGGATACGGGAAATATAATTCTTTATATAAATTATGAGAGTGCTGGTACAGACTTCGGTGTAGTTAAATTTGTTGATGGGGAAAATTTAGTTACTTTATCTAATATTACCTTTGGTATTTCAAATATTATTTCTTCTGGACAAAATTTTGCAAAAACAATAAATTCCGGATCTACAAGCACCGGATCAGCAGCATTTATCGGAGAAGGTGTATATTTTATAAGAGGTTATTTTGTAAGAGTTCCTTCACAGACTCTGGTTCTTGATAATTTTTCAAGTTCTCCAACTTATAGAATTGGATTATTTGTAAACGAAGAAATAATAACTGCAGATCAAGATGAGTCTTTATATGATAACTCTAGAGGATTTTCGAATTACTCTGCTCCGGGAGCAGATAGATTAAAAATTTCAACAACTTTAATCAAAAAACCTATTGATGACTTTGACGATCAAAACTTCATTGAACTATTAAGAATTGATGATGGATCACCACAGAAATTTGTAACTAAAACTCAATATAGTGTAATTGCAGAAGAACTAGCAAGAAGAACTTATGATGAATCCGGTGATTATTACATCACACCATTCACTATTATTCCAAAAAATTCATTAAATGACCGACTTGGAAATAATGGTTTATTTTTTGAAAATGAACTCACTCCGAATGGAAATAAGGCATCAGATGATTTGATGGTATATAAAATTTCTCCAGGGAAAGCTTATGTTAGAGGATTTGAAGTTGTTAAAGACGGTCAAACTTTAATAGATATTGATAAACCAAGAACAACTAATAGTATATCAAACGAAGGTGTTGCATTTAAAGCTGGTGGTTCTGTTTATGTAAACAATGTTTATGGTCAACCTAAAGTTGGTTTGGGAACAACTGCCTATCTGAGTCTTAGAGATAGTAGAATTGGTAACACTAGATCTACATCTGCGGGAGAAGAAATCGGAGTTGCTAGAGCTTATGACTTCAGAAATATAAATGCTACGGGAATTACAACAAACTGGGAATTAAGCTTTTTTGATGTAGAAACTTTTACAAAGATAGGATTAAGCACGAACATCACTTTATCGACTCCAATTTTAATAGAGGGAACTTCAAGTGGAGCTAAAGGATATTTGAGGTCTAATGTTTCCGGAGCAGACCAACTTACCCTATGTGATGTTAATGGAAAATTTGTAAAAAATGAAGGTATTGTTGTAAATGGAATAGGAACTTTTGGACATATTATTAGATCTGTAAATGATTATACATTGGGGAATGTTTATTCAGTTTATCAAAGTGATGGATCTTCAACTTTTAATGCGGATCTTTTACTTGATGTTGATGTATCACCAAATATTAACATTAAAACATCTGCAGCAAAGGTTCCCATTCCATCATATACAATTTCTGCCAAAGATGCAACTGGAATTTCTACTTTAACTTCTTCAGATGTTAATTTTATTGGCATTGTTACTGTAGGTAATGTTGTTAGTTATAACAGAACATCTGTTGCTGGTTTTACTACTGTTACCTTCAATAAAGTTTCTTCTATATCTTCAAGTGGAAGATTAGTACAATTATCTCCAGTAACAACTGTAAATGGTATCTGTAATGGAGAAACGCCAGATGCAAACATTACTATTAATGATCTGACAATAAAAACATCAAAAAGATATAATGTTTCAGATTCAACTTACACTGTAAAATTGACACAAAAAAATATTAAGTCCGTTGATTCTAAGAATTCGGAGATAACCTTAAAGAGACAGTATAATATTGCAAGTTTTTCTGGAAATAATATAACTGGACCAGACTTAAGTAATACAGATTACATTTATACTGGATATGAATCTGATGGTTATTGTTTATCGTATAGTGATGGAACTATTGAACCTTTGGTTTCGTCTCAATTTTCATTCCTTAGTGGAATGAAGCAACTTGAAATAAAAAATTTAAGCAAAGCAAGTGGAAGTAATGCTACTTTAATTATTACTATTAAAAAATCAAATTTAACTCCTAAAATAAAGAAACTTAATCGAGTTAATTCTTTAATTATTAGTAGATCAAATAGAAAAGAATCTGGAACTGGATCATCAACTTTAAATGATGGTCTCACTTACAGTGAAGTTTACGGAACTAGAGTACAAGATGAAGAAATTTCTTTAAATGTTCCAGACGTAGTGAAAGTATTATCTATTTTTGAATCTGATGATACAAATGATCCAACGTTGCCAACAATGTCATTTACACTTGGATCTTTAAGTGGACTTAACAAAATTACAACAGATTTATTAATTGGTGAAAAATTCGTGGGCCAAAGTAGTGGTGCTGTTGGAATAGTAGTTTCCATCCCAACAAATTCAATTGTTGAATTTGTTTATTTAAACACATCACAGTTTTCTTCTGGAGAAACTGTAGCATTTGTAGATTCGAAAATAACTGGAATTTGTGATGTTCTTACTTTGAGTGATAAAAATATCACCACAAGATATGAATTAGATGATGGTTATAAAAATAATTATTATGATTACTCCAGACTTATTAAAAAAGATGATAGGTTTAGTCCTACTAGAAAAATAAAAGTTATTTTCCAAAACTATTATATTGAATCAAGTGATACTGGAGATATCGTAACTGTAGATAGTTACCCTGTAGAAGAATATGGTAATTTACCTTTTATCAATGCAGATAGGGCATCTGACAGACTTGATATCAGACCAAGAGTTTCTCCTTATGATATGAATTCAAATTATTCTCCATTTGAATTCGCATCTAGAAACTTCTCTGGTCAAGGACAATCAAATCAGTATTACATTGCTCCAGACAAAAGTTTCTTTGTAAGTTTTTCCTATTATTTACCAAGAATAGACAAAATTTTCTTAAGTAAAGAAGGAAATATTCAAGTTGTCAAAGGAATTCCATCTATCAATCCATTGCCACCAAAAAGTGTCGATGATATGTTGGAAATTGCTACTGTAAATATTCCAGCATATCTATATAAAATTGATGATGCTGTTATATCTTTAGCCACACACAAAAGATATAGAATGCAAGATATTTCGAGACTTGAAGGTAGAATTAAAAATCTCGAATATTACACTCAACTATCTTTACTTGAAGTTGCAGCGGATACTTTAACAGTAAAAACAAATGGACTTGATAGATTTAAGTCTGGATTTTTTGTTGATAATTTTAAATCTCATGTCGCTCATGATGACAAAAATCCAATCTTTAAAGCAAGTATTGACAAAGGAAAAGGTTACTTAAGGCCATCATATAATATTGCTAATTTAGACTTAATTGGTCAATCTGCAGCTATCGGAGTATCTGGAACCAAAGATAGCTCAGTAGACTATAAGTATGAAGAGTCTGGTCAAGATGAAAATTATAAAAAACATGAAAATAATATTATAACTTTAAAATATACACATAAAGAACTTCTTAAAAATGAATTTGCAACAAGGGTAGAAAATGTAACACCTTTTCTAGTTACATCTTATACAGGGATTCTTGAACTTAGTCCATCATCAGATACTTGGTTTGATTCCGAAAAACTTGCAACTAATAAAGTAACGGTTGAAGGTAGTTATCAATCTACTATTAAGCAGTTAGATGTAAATCCAAAGACCGGATTTAGTCCTATACAATACGGCGTTTGGCAAACTGATTGGATTGGTGTTGATGTTAGAAGTAATGTCTCTAAGAATGCAAGTCAAACTATTAATAGTGAAAAGGGATCACCAAATCCAAACAAGAAGGGAACCGTAACAGATAAGCTTCAGGTTGAACTGACAATGAAGCAATCAAGAGAAGATGTTGTATGGGAAGTATCTGAAGATATCGACTCAGTAAATCTTGGTTCCAGGATTGTTAATACAGAAACTCTCAAATATATGAGAGAAAGAAATGTCGAGTTTGTCGCTAAAAAATTAAAACCAAATACTCGATTTTATCCTTTCTTTGATAATGTAAAGGTTGCATCTTATTGTTTACCAAAACTTATAGAAATATTAATGATCAATGTTTCTGGAAACAGACCATTTAAAGTCGGAGAAACTGTTAGGTGTGAAAATAACTCAGGAAAAATTATTGGTAGATTTAGAGTTGCAGAATCAAATCATAAATACGGACCTTATAATGCCCCAACAGAAACGTATACGACAAATCCCTACAGTGAGACGGGAGAGAGGTTACAGGGTGCATATAGTCTGTCTAGCACTGTTTTAAACATAGATACTGCATCTCTAGCAGAATCTTCCAATGGAGAATTTTTCGGTCAAATTAGAGATAATTGCGAGTTGATTGGAGAAGACTCTCTTGCAAGTGCAGTTGTTACCAAAGTAGCATTAATTTCAGATGAAGTTGGAACACTTATAGGTTCTTTCTATGTTCCGAATAATAATGAAAGAAAATTTGAGACTGGTATCAGACAATTTAGATTAAGTGACTCCAAAGATGATAATGCGATTAGTGGTGGAGTAAGTTCTTTTGCTCAAGATGATTTCTTTGCCCAAGGTTTCTTACAGAATTCTCAAGATACTGTTCTTGGAGTAAGAAATGCAAAAGTTCGCAAAGAAACTTATAACACAACACGAGAAAAGAGTTCTGTTGATTCCGCTTTAATTTCAGATTCTAGTTTTGTCAACTCATTAACAAAAATAGTAGAAACAGGCACATTACCCAAAAAAGAATCTTGCTATGCCGATCCTTTAGCTCAGAGTTTTGCAATTTCAGAACCAAATGGTGTTTTTGTGACTAAAGTAGATCTTTATTTTTACAAAAAAGATACTAACGTTTATGCCATTAATGGGCAGGAAATCAAGAAACCGGTCATCGTTCAAATAAGAACAGTTGAAAATGGAGTTCCGACATCAACTGTTTTATCAAAAGATGCAGAAGTCATAATTAATCCATCTCAAATTGATCCATCTGAAGATGCATCTAAAGCAACAGAAGTATCTTTCAAATCTCCAGTATATCTGGAAAATGAAAAAGAATATGCTTTAGTTCTTCTATCAGATTCTACGGAATATCAAGTTTGGATTTCTAGAATGGGAGAAGAAGATGTTTCAACTAGAGATTTGCCCGAGTCTGCAAAAAGAATTGTTTCTCAACAACCAACTCTAGGATCTTTATTCAAATCTCAAAATGGATCAACTTGGGAGCCTAGTGGATACGAAGACTTGAAATTTACATTATATAGAGCTGTGTTTAGCAAAGATCCTGCTACATTCTCATTCTATAATCCAATTCCAGGAAAAGCGGAGGAAGACAGTGAAAGAAAATTAAATGATACTAGAATTTCTTTAAGTCCCAGTTCATTAAATTCCCTTTCAAATAAATTCACATTGGGGTTATCAACATATATTTCTACTACTCCTTTATCTTTTGGTGTAAGTATTGGGGTTACTGATACCAATTTAAGTGGAAAATTAGTTGGACTTGCAGGATCAGTAAGCATTTCTCCAGTTGGATTGACAACTATAAATGTTGGAAGTGGTTATTCGAATACATCAATTAATAATGTTCCGTTAGAAACGGTAACAGGAGATGGTGAAGGATTGACTGCAAATCTTACATTCAGTTCCAATGGTCTTGGAATATCGACAGTCGTTAATGGAGGATTTGGATATCGTGTTGGAGATATAGTATCGGTTGCAAGTACAATTATTAATTCTACTCAAGCACAACTATCAGTCAATTCTTTAGGTTCTGTAAACACATTATTCTTAGATAATGTTCAAGGTAATACCAGTTCTTCTCTTCTTGGAAAACTTGCTACATTTGTTACCAGTTCGGGTATTACAAGTGCAATTGGAGTTGCTACAGTCTCATATCGTAAACAAAATGCTACAAATGATGGACTTCATTTTAAAATTACAAATCCAAGTCACGGAATGTATTCCACAAATAACTTGGTTTTAATCAGAGGCGTTAAATCCAACATTAAACCAGTTATTCTCTCAGCAACATATTCATCTAATGCAACTACTCCCATTGAAGTTTCTTCAGTTGGAATCTTCACCACGTTTGAAAACGTAAGTGTTTCGAGTACAAATCCAGGTTACGTTAAAATCGAAAAAGAAGTTATAAAATATACTGGAGTTAATGACTCTAATAATACCCTTACAGGTATTACGAGAGGTATTGATTCTGGTTCGTTCAAAGAACTGCAAGCAACACAACATGAAAAAGATGATTATGTTTATAAGTATGAATTTAATGGAGTATCTTTAAGAAGAATTAATAGAGTTCATAATATGTCTTCTCCATTAGCTACAGTTCCAACTCCTATCAATCATGACAATTATTATATTAAAATTGATATGATTGATACTGATTATGGCATCAATAGATCTGGAAATTCAGATTTTTATTTCCCAGATTTATACTTTAACGAAACTAAAAATGGTTCAAGTCCAAATTATAATATAGAAGGGTTGGATACTTTTACAGCATCTCAAAATATTGTATTTTCATCAATTACTCCAAACGTAAACATTTTTACACCAAAAGGAACTGGAATATCTTCTAGAATTAGAACTATTAGTGCCACTAGTGTTGATGGAAGTGAAATTTCTTTCCAAGATGAAGGGTTTGAGTCAGTAACTTTAAATGATATCAATGACCTTACTACTCTTAGAATGGTCGCTTCACCGGAAAATGAAGATGCTCAATTGACTGATTTACCCGGCAATAAATCACTTACTCTTGTGATTGATATGTTTACTGGAGATGATAGAGTTTCTCCTGTAATTGATGCAGAAAGAGTTAGCATGATCTTAACATCAAATAAAATTGATGCCCCTGTTGATAATTGGACTGCAAATACAGAAAGACTCCGTAGTACAAGAAGTCCCATAAATGATATTCACTCTGCTGTATATGTTTCTAATGATGTTAAACTAGCAAATCCGGCAATATCATTAAAAGTCTTATTTAGTGCTTATAGACCAGAAACTTCCGACATAAAAGTTTTATATAGAATTTTTAGAGATGATAGCACTGCAACTTCACCATCATACGAACCATTCCCAGGTTATGAAAATCTTGATACAAATGGTCAGATCATAGATTCGTCTAAAAATACAGCGAGTTCTGACGTAAAAATCAATCCAAATAATAAAGATAACCAATTTTCTGAATATGAATATAGTATTGACAATCTTGCTCCATTTAGTAAGTTTTCAATTAAGATTATTATGACAGGAACCGATCAAGCAAATGTTCCTTTAATTAAGGAACTAAGAGCAATTGCTTTAGCTTGATATGGATAACTTAATACCAGTTGAAGGAAGAATAAATCTCTACAGAGATGCTAATTCTGGAGCTATTATAAACACTGATCACAATTCATATCATCAATATCTTAAACATATGGAAAATGTAAAAAATGAAAAAATGAGACTTCAAAAATTAGAAGAAGATTTTGACATCATTAAAGATGATATAATGGAGATAAAAAACTTACTTGTTAAACTAACTAATAATCCATAAATACCTCTATAAGGGTAAAATTATAATGGCTCAACCATCTACAAGGCAAGAACTTATAGAATATTGCAAAAGAAAACTGGGTTATCCAGTTTTAGAAATTAATGTTGCCGATGAGCAAATTGAAGATCTTGTTGATGATGCCGTACAATACTTTCAGGAAAGGCATTTTGATGGTGTAATGCAAATGTATTTGAAATACAAAGTAACTCAAGAAGATATTGATAGAGGAAGGGCAAGAACAACTACTTCATCTGGAATCACAACAACATCAGCAAGTTCTACAATAGTAGGATCTGCTACTACATTTTCATATGAAGAAACTTCAAATTATATACAAATTCCTCCAGCAGTAATCGGAGTTAATAAAATTTTTAAGGTAGATGGAAGTAATACAATATCACAGGGAATGTTTAATATTCAGTATCAATTGATGCTTAATGATGTATATTATTTTAACACGATAGAACTTTTAAGCTACACAATGGTAAAAAGATATTTGGAAGATATTAGTTGGTTATTAAATCCAGAGAAGATGATCAGATTCAATAAAAGGCAAGATAGACTTTATATTGATATGGATTGGGCATCAGTAAAAGTTGGACAATACTTAATTATTGATTGTTATAGAGTTTTAGATCCTGCAGATGCTCCTAGAGTTTGGAATGACTCTTTCTTAAAACCATATTTAACTTATTTAATTAAAAAACAATGGGGACAAAACTTAATTAAATTTAGAGGAGTTAAATTACCTGGTGGTGTTGAATTAAATGGCAGAGAAATATATGAAGATGCAATCAACGAATTAGAAGATATTAAAAAACGTATGATGACTGAATTTGAGTTACCACCTCTTGACATGATAGGATAATGCTAAATCCTTTCTTTTTACAAGGTTCTTTTGGAGAACAGGGATTAATACAAGATTTGATTAATGAACATCTGAGAATGTTTGGAGTAGAAATTCATTATTTACCCAGAAAATACATCACAGAAAAAACAATAATAAAAGAGGTTGTAGAATCCATTTTTGATAATGCTCACCCACTAGAAGCATATGTTGCAAATTATGAGGGATATGCTGAAAATTCTGATGTTCTGACAAAATTTGGTGTCACGGTTTCTGATGAATTAACTTTAATTGTTTCTGCAGAAAGATATGATTTATACATGCGTGATTTGATAAAAAATCAACCAAATATAAAGTCTTCTCTTAGGCCAAATGAAGGAGATTTAATTTTTTTCCCATTGGGAGATAAATTATTTGAAGTTAAATTTGTGGAGAGAGAAAAACCATTTTATCAACTTGGAAAAAATTATGTTTATGAATTGAGATGTGAACTTTTTGAATATGGAAACGAGGATATAGATACTGGTGTAGAAAAAGTTGACGAAACTATTAAAAATCAAGGATATATTGTAACTCTTACTCTTGCCGGAATAGGAGTAACAGCAACAGCTGTTACTACAAATGTAACAGGTGGAGTTCAAACAATCACTTTAATAAATGATGGGCAGGGATATACATCTACACCGACAGTTACTATATCACCACCAGGAGTGGGTGTAACAGCAACGGCAGTTGCCATAATGACATCTAGAAGTGGATTAACAAAAGCATACTCAATAGATAAAGTCTTAATAACTAATCCTGGATATGGATACACGGAAGTCCCTCAAATATATTTTATTGGTGGCAATGGAACAGGAGCAAAGGCAGTTGTAGGTATAGCAACTTCTGCTGCTTCAGTTGGAATAATTACCATTACTAATGGTGGAACTAAATACGCAAGCACACCAACAGTAACTTTTTCAGCACCATCGAATGTTTCTTATGCTGTTACTGCAACAGGACTTGCTGTTGTTTCCTCAGCTGGAACCATATCTGCTATTAGATTAACTAATGCTGGTATTGGTTACACAATTTCTCCAGTAATTACAATTTCCAATCCATCCATAGTTGGTACGGGAACTTATATATATGATGAAAATGTTATCGGATCTGCAACTTCAACAACTGCAGTAGTTAGAGATTGGAATAAAGTAACAAGTAAACTGCAAGTAGCAATCCTAAATGGGTCTTTTAATAAAGGAGAAACTTTAACTGGTTTAGCATCATCGGCAATTTATACGATTACTTCTATAGAAACCAACGATTTGGAAGATCCATATGCTCAGAATGATTTATTTGAATCTGAAGGAGATTCTATAACTGATTTTAATGAAATAAATCCTTTTGGGGAAGTTTAATTGTTAAATATAAGTAAAGGATTGCATTAAAATGTTTGGTTATTTTTATCACGAAATTTTTAGAAAGACAATTATATCTTTTGGAAATATATTCAATAATATTGAAATTAGACATACTAATAACTCTGATCAAACAGTTAGTGTTGTTAAAGTTCCTTTAGCTTATGGTCCAATTCAAAAGTTTCTTGCAAGAATTGAGCAAGACCCTTCAGCATTAAGACCAGTAAAAATGACACTCCCAAGAATGTCATTTGAATTCACTGGTCTAAATTATGATGCTAGTAGAAAAGTAACTACAACACAAAGTTTTGTATCGGAAACCGGTAAAAAAGTTTACATGCCTGTTCCATATAATATGCAATTTGAATTAAATATAATTACAAAACTCAATGATGATGCTCTTCAAATTGTTGAACAGATATTGCCTTATTTTCAACCAAGTTTTAACATGACAATTAATTTGGTTGATCCAATAAACGAAAAAAAAGATATTCCAGTAATATTAGACAGTGTTTCTTTTACTGACGATTATGAAGGTGATTTTACGAAAAGAAGATCATTAGTTTATAATTTGAGATTTACAGCAAAAACTTATCTATTTGGACCAATTCCATCCTCTTCTACTGGAATTATCAAAAAAGTTACTTTGGATTATATGACTGGAGTAGACACCAAAAAAAGAGAGATGCGTTATGTTGTTACTCCTAGAGCAACAAAAGATTACAATGATGATGCCACAACTATACTTGCAGATAACATTGATGAAATAACAAAATATATTACTGTTATAGATGCTTCATCTATTGAAACAGGATCTAGAATTTATTTACATAATGAACTAATGTATGTTGAATCTAAAGATTCTAATAAATTAGTTGTCATTAGAGGTTATGAAAATACCTTAATTGAAGGTCATGTGGCGGGGACAAAGATAAATCTAGTTAATGCATCTGATGATACTTTAATTGAATATGGAGATGATTTTGGATTTAACGAAGAAACAACTTTCCTTCAAGATTTTAAAGAATATAGTCCATCTCAAAATGTTGACATATAATTATGAAAGATAAATTTGAAAAATTAAACCAAACTTTTGATATTGAAGATTCAGACGAAAATTTAAGCATAGAAGTTTCATCTGAAGTAATATCAATTAGACCTGAAATCGATAAATCAAACGACGATATAGATAAAGATTATCAATATACCAGAGGAAACTTATATTCTTTAATAGAAAAGGGGCAAGAAGCAATAAATTCTATTTTAGAATTAGCTCAAGAAACTGATCAACCAAGGGCATACGAGGTAGCAGGACAACTTATTAAAAATGTAGCTGATGCTACTGATAAATTATTAGATTTACAAAAAAAGTTGAAAGACATTGATGAAACAAAATCAAAAAATCCAACAAATGTAACAAATGCACTTTTTGTTGGATCAACATCGGATCTTTTAAAACTCATAAAACAAAATAAAAATATTGAAGATAAATAGTTAAAAAAA